CCCGCATGCCTCGGCTCCAGGGGACGTCGACGGCGGCGGGCGTGTCGGTTGATGCCGAGCGGTCGTTGCAGGTGTCGGCCGTCTATGCGTGCGTGCGGCTGATCTCCGAAGCTATCGGGCAGCTCCCCGTGCACCTCTACCGCAAGGATGGGGACTCGCGAGTTCCGGTCGAGGGGCACCCCCTCCTGCCCGTGCTCAACGGTCAGACGAACCGCGACATCGACTCGGGCGAGTTCTGGCGGGCGATGACCGGATGGATGCTCCTTCGGGGCAACGGTCTGGCCTACTCGCAGATCGGCGGCGACGGCCGCCCCGTGGGCCTGTGGCCGATCGCGCCGACGTCCGTCACGCCCGCCCGCACGACTCGCGGCGACCGCGTCTACAAGGTGACCCTCAACGGCGCCGAGTACGTGCCCGGATTCACCCCGGGCAAGGAGCGGTCGGTCAGCTACGGCCAGATGCTCCACTACCGCGCCTTCGGGCTCGGCACCTGGGGCCTCTCGCCCGTCTCCCTGGCCCGCACGAAGATCGGCACGGCGCACGCGGCCGAGGAGTACGGCGCCGGATTCTTCGCCCGTGGGGCCAACCCGGGCGGCGTCCTGCGCACCGAGCAGAAGCTCACCGATGAGCAGTTCGCGCGCACCGAGAAGCAGTGGAACGACAGCCACGGCGGTTCGAGCAACTCCTACCGCGTGGGCGTACTCGAAGGCGGTCTCACCTGGGAGAACATCGGCCTCCCCCCGGCCGAGGCCCAGTTCCTCGAAACACAGAAGTACGAGGCCGCCACCATCGCGGGGCACATGTTCGGCGTCCCACCGCACATGATCGGCGACGTGAGCGGCTCCACCTCGTGGGGCTCGGGCATCGCCGAGCAGGGCATCGGATTCGTCCGCTACACCCTCATGCCGTGGATCGTCCGCCTTGAGCGCGTCACGAATCAGCTCATCGCCGAGCCTGACGTCTTCATGAAGTTCGAGACGGCCGCGCTGGAACGTGGCGACATCAAGTCCCGGTACGAGGCGTATGCCATCGGCAAGCAGTGGGGATGGAAGTCCACCAACGACATCAAGAAGCTGGAGGACGAGCAGCCCGTCGCGGGCGGCGACGTCTACCTTCAGCCGCTCAACATGGTCCCGGCTGGGACCGAGGCGGCCCCGGCCGTCGAGGCCGTCGAGGCCCCCCTGGCGCCGATGCGGGCGGTCCGCGCCCCGTCGATGCGTGACGGTCACGTCGAGGCGCACGAGCGGGCCCTCGTGGCCTTCTTCGAGTCCCAGGCCGAGGAGCTCCTCGCCGACTACGACGACGACCGCGGCATGCGTGCGTTTGATCGTCCCGACTCCGACGCCCGCCTCAAGCAGATTCTCGCCGCCCACGGGATGGCGAGCGCGACCGCGGCGGGCGGCGAGGTGGCCGAGAAGTTCGGCGGCGTCCTCGACGCGACCGTCATGACGGGGTGGATGCTCACGATGGGTGGCAACGTCGCCCGCAAGGTCAACGACACAACGGTCGCGGCAGTCGCCGCGGCCGCCGACGTCGAGGGCATCCGGTCCGTCTTCGACGACCTCGTGTCGAGCAGGGCGGGACAGATCGCCGTGACCCGGGTCACCGAGGCTATCGGTTTCGGCCGGTCCGAGGCTGCGAAGCAGCAGGGCGCCCGCACGAAGATGTGGGTGACGACCTCGGGCAACGCCCGCGAGGAGCATGCCGCGCTCGACGGCGAGACCGTCAAGGTCGGCGACACCTTCTCGAACGGGGCGCGGTGGCCCGGCGACTCGAACCTGCCCGCCGACGAGTCGGCCGGGTGTCAGTGCGACATGGAGATATCGACATGAGTGGACGCGACGTGTGCCCCCACTGCGGGTACCGGCTCGACGAGTACGACGAGCGAGCCGAGAAGCGGACCCCCAACGACCGCGAGAAGCGCCGCGCGAACCGTGACCGACAGATGCCCAGCCCCAGGAGCGACCGATGACCCGCCTCTACCTGCGCGGAGTCGCGCAACGCGCCGAAGGTGACGACGAGCCGGGCGGCCCCATCCGCTTCGTCGTTGCGACCGAGGGCCGCAAGGCCGACGGCCTCAACCTGAGCATGGACGGCCTCGACCTCGACCGCTTCCTCGCGAACCCCGTCGTGATGTACGGCCACGACTACTTCGGTCGCGAGTCGCTCCCGATCGGTCGGGCCGAGAGCGTCGAGGTGGTCGACGGTCAGCTCATGGCCGACACCGTCTTCGACATGAGCGACGAGTTCGCCGCCCGGGTCGACGCGAAGTACCGCGGCGGTTTCCTGAATGCCGTGTCGGTCAGCTTCGACATCCACGACATGGACGAGGAAACCGGCGACGTGAGCGCCTGGGAGATGATCGAATACAGCGCCGTCCCCGTCCCGCTGGACCCCGACGCCGTGGCCGAGTCCGGCCGCCTCCGCGCCTTCGAGGTGGCCTCGGCACTGGCCGAGCAGCGCGAAGGCGAGGTGCTGTCCAGCACGAACAAGTCGGCGGTCGAGGACGCCATCGGCGCCCTCAAGTCCCTCCTCGAAAAGGCCGACGAGGCCGACGTCGAGGACGACGACGAGGCCGACGACGGGCGGGGCATGCCCCTGGCCGTCGCCCGCCGTCGCCTCCGTCTCCGCGAGATGACCGCCCAAGCCTGATAGACACACCCACCCGCGCGGGTGAGTGGAAGGCCCGCGCGTGCGGGCTCCCATCTGAAACGCACCAAATACACCCAAAGGAACAGACAATGCGATCCATCGAGTTGCGCCAAGAGCGTGCCCGCGTGGTCGAGCAGATGCGAGAGCTCGTCGACCGCGCAGAGACCGACAACCGCGACCTCACCGGAGAGGAACGCGCCTCCTACGAGTCCGGCGAGTCCGACTTCGAGGCCCTCACCGGCCGCATCGACCGGCAGGAAGCGACCGAACGTCGCGAGGCCGAAGGTGCCGCGCCCATCCCGACCTCCGAAGACGGCGCCGACGCCGCGGGGGCACGGACCGAGGGCTACCGTTCGTCCGACCTCGCCGACGACGCCGCCAACCGCGACCAGCGGATGGCCTTCCTCGACCTCGTGCGGTACGGCCGCGGCGGGCTCGACGCCCATGCCCGCGCCCTCGTCGAGGACACGGCGGGAGAAATCCTCGTCCCCGAGGTGCTGGAGACCGAGATCCGTCGCGAGGTGCCGAAGCTGGCAATCGTGCGTAACGTCGCCTCTCATCGCCCCCTCACCACCAACCGTATCCGTCGGCGCTCGCTCGACGAGGTCACGGTCGGCTGGGGCAAGCTGGAGACCGCCGCCCAGGTCCTCACCGACTCCATGCCGGGCACCCCGGCCGAGGAATACACGTACGTCGAAGACCTCTACGGCCTCGCCAAGATCGGCGAGGACGAGCTCGACGACTCCGACGTCAACCTCGAAGCGTTCGTCCGCGACTCGTTCGCTCGCAAGATCGCCGAGACCGAGGACACCGGCTTCACCGTCGGCACCGGGCACGCGAACGAGCAGCCGGTCGGCATGTTCACGGCTGGCGGCGGCATCGTCTCCGTCAACACCGCACAGAACGCCGCGGTGACCGTGGACGACTTCAAGCAGCTCATCTACGCCGTGCCCGCCCAGGCCCGTCGGAACGGTCGCTTCCTGACCGCCTCGACGACCGAGCTCGCCATCTCGACCATCAAGGACGCGAACGGCCAGTACTTGTGGCAGGCGTCCGTGCAGGCGGGGCGGCCCAACACCTTCCTCGGCTACGCGATCGAGAACCAGGAGGACGTCCCTGCGATCCCCGCCGCCGCCACCGCCGCGGCGGTCGCGGCCTTCGGCGACTTCACGCAGACGTACCGCGTCTATGACCGTCTGGGCTTGTCGCTCAAGCGGCTCGAAGAGCTGTACGCCGAGGACGGCATGGTCGGCTTCCGTGTGCGGTACCGCGTGGGTGGCGATGTCGTCAACCCCGACTACGCCCGCCTCCTGAACGTCATCGCCTGACGTTCGCCCGCAGCCCCCTCGGCCTCCGGGCCGAGGGGGCTCACCCATGAAGGGATCGCGCTATGAAGATCAAGATGAGCAGGTCGCTGGGTACCGCGACGGGATCGTTTGCCGTCGGGCAGGTCGTGGACGTCGATGACGACCTCGCCGAGTCGTGGGTCGGGCACGGCGCCGCCGAGGCCGTCGAGCCCGAACTCGATGAGTCCGACCGCAAGGCCGCCTGGGTCGACAAGGCCGACGAGCTCGGTCTCGACGTGGACGGTCTCAACAAGGCCGACGTCGTCGAGGCCGTGCGTGAAGCGCTGGGCTGATGGCCTACGCGACCGCGGCCGAGCTGGCGAGCCTCGTCGACTACACCGTCGACGCGGCGAAGGCTGAGCTCCTCCTCGACATCGTGTCGGGGATGATCGACCACGAGGTCGACCGGCCCCTCCTCGCGGCCCCCGTCACCGAGACTGTCAAGGGGCACGGCAGCCCGACGCTCATGCTGTCGCGGTGGCCGGTCGCGTCCGTGACCTCGGGCACCGTGGACGGCGACCCCCTCGACGCCGCCGAGTACGACTGGGATCGGTCGGGGTGGATCACCCGCACGGGCAGCGCTCGGCGGTGGTCGGGCCTCGTGACGGTCGTCTACGAGTCGGGTTTCGACGCCAACTCGCCCGAGCTCGCCACCGCTCGCGGCATCTGCCTCGTGGTGGCGGCCGACGTGGCCGCGAACCCCTCCCGCCTCTCGACCCTGTCGGCCGACGGCGTGTCTCCGGGCTTCGGCCCGGGGCTGGAGTTCACCGAGCACCAGCTCGGGCAGCTCTCCCGACTCCGATCGACGGCACACCCGTGATGTTCGCATCCCAGCTCGCCGCCGCGGGCGCCTACGAGCGCCGACTCGCCGTCGACGCCGAGTGGTCCCGCCGCGTCGACGTGGCGGACGGCCTGGGCGGCTTCGCCTCCTCCCACGAGACACAGCCCGGCACGGCGTCGGTCCGCATCGTCGCCCCCTCGGCGGCTGAGCGGCAGGTCGCCGCACAAGAGGGTGCCGAGGTCGCCGCCTCGTTCGTCATGGTCCCGCCCACGCCGCTCCTCCGTGGCGATCGAGTCACCGTCGGGGGCGTCACCTACGAACTCCTCGCCGACCCGCTCAAGGCCACACAGAGCCCCGTGGTCCGTGCCCCCGTCAAGTCCGAACCGTGGGACGAAGCCAACTAGGAGCCCGACATGAATGCAGTCCGATACCGCAACGTGAAGACGGGCAGCGTCTCCACCTACGCCGTGGTCATGGCCCGCCTTGAGGCGTCCCCGAAGTGGGAGCGCGTCAAGGACGACGAGCCGAAGCCCGCGCCGCCCCCCACCACGAATGACGACTGACCGTGGCCTCGGGGATCGATGGGGCGGACGCCGTCAAGGCGGCCCTCCTCGCCCTCGTTCCCCGAGTCGAGGACGCGGCCGCCGTCGCCGTCGAGCAGGAGGCCGAGCAGGTCGCCGCCGACATGAAGGGGGGCGTGCCCGTCGTCAGTGGAGAGCTACAGGACTCGATAGGGGCCCGCCAGATCGGGCCCCACTCGTGGGTCGTCGAGACGCTCGCCGAGTACGCGACCGCGATCGAGTGGGGCAAGTCGAGCGCCCCCGCCCAGCCCTTCGCGACACCCGCCGCTGAGCGCTCGCGGGCCCGCTTCCCAGGAGGCGCCGCACGAGTCGTCAAGGGGGCAGTCAAGTGAGCAACGCCGACGTCCTCGCACCGATCCAGGTCGCGATCCTCGACCGACTCAGCCCGACACTCACCGCCCTCGACGAGGTGCCGAAGAAGACGGCCTACCCCTACGTCGTGGTGGGCGAGGCGACCTCGACCCCGAGGGGCGCGAACGACCGCTTCGGCGCCAGGACGACGATCACTCTCCATGTCTGGTCGGCCTACCACGGCTGGGGCGAGGCCCTCGGCATCGTCGACGACCTCATGCTCCTCCTCGACCACCAACCCCTGCCCATCTCGGGGCACTCCACGGTCGCCGTCCGCCACGAGCAGACGGCGACCATGCGAGACCCCGATCCCGACTTGCGCCACGCCGTGGTGCGCTTCTCAATCGAAACCGAACACCCCGCATAGCGGGAGAAAGGCACCACCATGAGCGGAGTCGACGGCTTCGGCACTTCACTGTCACGAGGCGACGGGGACCCGGTCACCGAAGTCTTCGAGCCCATCGGTAACCTTACAAAGGTCACCGTCCCGGGTTTCTCCCGCGAGACGTACGACGTGACCGCCCACGACAGCCCGGACAAGTGGCGCGAGTGGATCGGCGGCCTTCTCGACGGCGGTGAGGCGTCGTGTGACTTCCACTACGACCCGGCCATCACCCTCGCCGGTGCGACGGTCTACATCACCCTCGTCGCGGACGCCGAGAACCCCGACCCGGTCAACTACGAGATTGCCCTCCCCGACGGATCGAAGTTCGAGGCGGCCCTTCTCATCACCGATTACGACGACATCAAGGCCCCGTTCGACGGGACCGTCGCGGGCTCCATCACGTTCAAGATGTCGGGCAAGCCGACCTTCACGG